CATATATTTAATTTTAAACTTTACTAATAAGTTTATTATTGGTATAAGGAGAAGATTAGATATCTTTAAAAAGAAGACGTCTTGCGATATAAAATTGTCATCTTTATATCGTTGATTTTTGTGTTATAGCTGGGTATCGGAGTCCAGCATAGGTCACATATGTCGGTGGAAATGATTTAATACCTGCGACTTTGTCGCGATCGTTCTTTGATCCCTGTGTCAGACATACAGGTAGGTTATAATGAGTCATTTATTTTAAGCTGTGTGGCAGTGTTCCATTATTATTTAAATAAAATTTTATTTTATTTTAAATTTCAAGCTGTGTGGCAGTGTTCTGAATATAAAAAGAAAGAAAATATAAAAATATTTAATGTTATAAAAGTTAAGCTATGTGTTAGTGCAAGCTTTGTGGAAGTAAGTGTGGTATATATATAGCCATTTATTTTAGGAATGACGGTTGGGAACCGATTTATTTTGTCTTAAATTGCTTAGGCGAGATTAAGCAATATGTTTATAACTTAAACTATATTTAGGACCCTAGGATACGTTTTGCGTGAGCTTTGCCCCTGGGATAATCCTTCGTATGGCATAATGCCTAATAAAGAATTTTATAAACCTCTATTGGTTAAAAAAGACCCTATGTTTATGGGAGTTATTTATGTATATTATACGAACTGGTTCTGATGGTATAGGAGGCCCTGCCACAAAAGGCTCCCCAAACTTTAAAGCTCACAATTTTATGCTAATATGATTTCAAATTCACAAATAGCCGATAAAATGTATGCAGTTCAAAGTGATAAACTTTCCAATGTAGCTGGTACTAATTTAAGTAGTACAGTTGTTGAGAAAGAAGCTGAGTTGCTCGAGAGAAGCAAAAATGTATGCCAACAAGTTGTTGATGAAAGTAATAAATTTGTATCTCCACCTAAAGAAACGGAAGAAGGCACTTTAGAAGCAGTGATTGATGTAGAATCACTAAAGCGTAGTGTTGACGCTGAAATTGAAGAGATGAATAAGACTTTGCGAGGCAAAGTTTCTGAGTGTGAGATTGCTGATTTATGTGCGAGTCATAAACAGCATATTGAGGAATTGTTTGATATGTTTCGACAAAAGAAAGCACAAGGTTTATGGGATCCACTTGGTTTGAATGATTTAACTAAGCAAATAAGTATTGTGGCTGCTGAAGCTGCAAAAGTTCGTGAAACAGTAGATGTTCATAGTACTGAGTTTGCCAATATAGCGCAAAATTTTGCTAATTTAATAGGACATCATTTACCAGAGATAGTCCCTAGTTTGTCAAAAGCAGCAAATGGGATTGAGAAAGTCTCCAATGATGGCATTTCATTTGATTTGGGAATAAAGAATTTGTTAGATATGCTGTTAGATCCCAAATTGGCTATACCAGCTGCTGGTACACTTTATTTGTTTTTAGAAGTTGTCGATCATAAATTCGATATACCGAACTTATTTTATTTAAAGTTTGTTGTTGGAATTTATGGTCTATACAGTTGCACAAAAACAACTTTGGTTGCTCAATTTTTACAATGGTTAACCCCTAGACCACAAGCTGCATGGGCAGAATGGATTGAAGTTACAGTACAAGCTGTAATTGCTGGTGTGGTTGGTTTTACTGTAGATTTGAGTACAGTGAATAAAGCCGTGAAATCATTAGCAGATGCTGTTGCTAGTGCAACTAAGATTGGTCCATTGTTAGAAAGTGTTTTTGAATGGGTCAAACACTTAATTGTGTTATGTGCTGGTTGTTGGTCAGATGAGCTTGCGGATATTGTTAAGAATTACTTTGGACCTGATACTTTGTTAACTGGTTATTTAAAGCGTGCACAGGATTTGCAACAGCTTTATATCACTGATCCTATGAAGGTAGATGTTACATTTGCTAATGAAGTCACTAGATTGGTGATGGAAGTTAATGAATACATTTTGACGATAAAGGTTTCAAGCAATAATAGTCCAGTTTTAATTGCTGTTAGGCAGTTGCAGAATACTTTATTAGCTTTACAGCGTAATGTAGCTGATAGTGGCATGGAAGCGGGTGAACGTGATGATCCAGGTTTGGTTATTATTGCTGGTGCTCCTGGTGCTGGTAAAACGTATTTGACTGATTTTATATCTCAACAAACTGCAATAGATTTGGCAACAGAAGTAGAACTTCCGGATATGATCAAACATTGGAAATCAAAAGTATATCCATGGCCAATTGATGGTAAACATCATGATCAATATTGTGGTCAACCTATAATTGTTTTCCCAGATTTATTTTGCCAGACTGATGCTGCAGGCATGCCTAGTGAAGCTACTAACTTAATTTATTTGGTTGGTGGTCAACCATTAAATTTGCCTGCTGCTGAATTATCTAAGAAACAGAGGCTATGGTTTATTGCTGATGTTATTATTGCTAATACGAATGCTTTGAGGATTTTTGATGCAATGTTTAAGAGTCTTAGAAATCCAGATGCATTGCGTCGGCGTGCTAATGAGCATACTTATTATATGTGGGTCAATCGTAAGTATGCGTTGACTGATAGTGCTGATAATATTCAAGTTGATCCTTCAACTAATCGTATATTGGGTTATGAGAATGATTCATATTTATATGCGAAAATTGATAAGAATAAGTTGCCATTAGATGGAAAGTTGGCTTCAGATATTTGGTCTTTTAGGAAACTTGATTATACAACTGGTGGATTTGCCGAAGATAAGGTATATGATTTGGCAAATTATATACGATTGACAAAGGCATATATCGATGATAAACGACATAATGGTGCTCTTAAGCGAGCTAAATTGGAAGAACAGGCTCGCATTCTTATTGAAGAAAAGATTAGGAATATAGGCCAACCTCAGAATGGTGTTATTGAATTTGAGGTCGTTGAGCATCGTGATATTACTGAAAAGTTAGATGATGCATATGATACTTGTGATGATGTTGAAGAAAGAGATGAAGATGTTCTTCAACCTAAAACTTTGTATTGTTTGAGTTGTGATAAACCTTTTATCTTGAATAGAGCTTTTCAGATTCGTATGCGTGATGATGGTTGGAAAGAACCAAGTAAGTGTTTTCGTTGTAAGGGAAAAGCTCAAATGGATGAGGAAGAAGGTGAGATACCTGCTGACTTTGGTGTGTTTGATGCTACAGTTGACAATGAATTGCTGTTTGAAACTTTATATGGTAATTTTGGTGTAAATGCAGAGCGTTTTCGTCAACCAGCACGTATTAATATGTTGTACCAAGTTTTTGGCAAAACCTTTTGGGTTGTACCTATAATTACAGAGGAAGTTTTGGCTTTAATTAAGTCAACAGCTATGCTTTATTTGGATGGTCATTTTGATGCTATAGCGCATTCACCTTTTAATGATGGTTCACCTACTTTGCAAGCTAAAATATTAGATGGTTTCTTTCCTGGTAATATAGCAAAAGGTGCAAAGGTTGCTGCTTTAGTCGCATTTGTACAAGCTTTGGAGCGAAATCCTTTAACTGCAACCATTGTTAAACACGTGTCAGCAAAAGATTTGTTGAGCATGGTGTTTGAAGATATAGCTGATGCTGAATCTAAGATCAGATTACGTATGTTTTCATATGCTGTAAAGGATCCTATATTAGCTAAATTAACCTATTTGACTAATAGTATACAAGGTTGGTTGAATTCAACTATAACTGTGTGTCGAAGTGTGTCAGATATGGTTATTAATAATGTGTTATTTGTTGGTGATATGGTGAGACCGTTTTTTACCTTTATTTGGAATCATCCTAGAATGACCCTTGTTCTAGATATGTTATGTTTTTCAGCAGTTTATGCTGTTTGTATGGTTGCTGTTATGAAAATAATTATATGGATGTTTCCTTTGCCAACAGTAAAAGGTGAAGCTCAAGCAAATTGGTCTGTGTCAATAGGAGATAGACGTAATATTACCAAGTATTTAGAAAATTTTTATATTTTTTATGTGGTAAGAGATGGGAGATGGGTTAGACATCCATGTAATTTAGTGTTCTTAGGTGAACGTACTGGTGTTATTGTTAACCATACTCGTAAAGCTATAAATGAATTTAGAAGGTTGTATCCTGATCAGTTAATTCAAATCTTATTGGCTCCCTTTTGTGAAGGAACTTATGAAAAAGCTAGACCGTACTTGTTGTCAGATGTAGAATTCTTTGATGATGCGGAGTTGGCAAAGCTTGATCTATGTATTGTTAAATTTAAGAGTGGTAGGTTACATGCTAATTTGTCAAAGATTATTCCGCCTAAGGAGTGTTTAGATTGGTTATTGTCAAAAAAGAATCTTGATGGCATTTTTGTAAGTAAAATGGTTGATGATAAACATAATCCAGTTGGTAATGTTGTGCAAACACCAGTGGTGATGAATTATAGTGGTAAAGTTGGTGAATATGATGCGGATCTTGAAATTGAAGGAACGCCATATCATTTGGATAGCTTGGCTTATAAAATGTTTTCATTACAAGGGAAAAGTCAAAACTTTGTAACTGTGAGTGGTGATTGTGCATCACCTTGTTTCCTAATTGATGAACGGAAAAATTTTTGTTCAAATATGGGTTGGAAGCAGGCACAACATCCTTGGTTGTGTTATTTACACATCCATTCAAGTTATAGTGCCAAATGGTGCGCCAGTATATCGGGAATTATTTGATAAATATTTTGCTGAGATGACAACTAATATAGAGCCTATGTTATCAAGTTTGGATAAATCTTTAGATATGCATATGGAATTATTACCTACGCTTGGTATGACAAAACCACAATATAATGTTTTGGAAATAGAAGATATTCGGCTTCCTGTTACCAAGAATCATAGTAGTTTTGCTACCAATGGGTATAAGATGTTTGTTCCTTTTAAGTCTGAAATTAAGAGGTCACCTCTTTTTGGCATAGATCCAGTAACTCGATATCCAGCGAGAATGGGTTCGGGTATGGTTAATGGGCAAAGAGTTAGTGTTTTGCAACGTGCTCAAGAGAATTATGGTCAAAATAGAACTGTTGTTAATCAAGTTCTATCGCGATATGCTATAGATTGTGTTGTTGCCAAATTAATCAGCGATTCTGGTCCTATGTCGAATAATGACGTATTAGAACTTGATCAGTGTCTTTATGGAGATCGTGCATATTATCTTCGCTCAATTAATTGGAATAGTTCTGGTGGTTATTACCTACGTGCTATTAAAGATCTGATGGGTACTGATTGGAAAGCTAAAACTTGGATGATTGATAATAAAAGTGGCAAGTTGTTGCCCGAAGTTTATCCATTTGTGTCTAAGTTATTTGGTATACTCATTGAGCGTGTAGAACGTGGTGAGAGGCTATGTGATCCTATCATTGATAATATCAAAGATGAATTATTGAAGATTGAGAAAATTAGGGAATGGAATTCTAGGTTGTTTTGTACATTCCCTTTTAGTTCGATTTTGATGCAACGGAGATATTTTGGCGCTTTTTGTGGTTATATTTATAAGAATAGATTTAACAATGGCATTGCTATAGGGTTTAATCCGTATAGTAGAGACGTTGAGAGTGTTGTTTCCATTTTGCATAAGAATTCATTGGATTGCTTATTCTTGGATCATAGGAAGTTTGATAAGGATCAAATAGATCAGATCCAAGAAGTTGTGGAAGTTGCCGCAACTAAGTTCTATAATGATTATGGTAAACCTACCTGGGTTGCTAGAAGAGTTTTAATAGAAGATATCATTCATGGAATACATGTGTGTATGATTGATGGTGTCCTTTATTTCTATTTTTGGGAAAATGGTAACTCTTCTGGTAATATATTGACTGCTATTATGAATTCATTGGTTGATATAACTGACATTGTATTAGGCGTTGTACACATCAAGGTTCTTCTAGAAGGGAATGACCCATTAAAGGTCACTTATCCCCCGAAGGAAGATCCTACTGATGGTTTAGCTTACCAGGTGTTAGGTGATGATGTGGTTGCTTCTATTAATCAAGAGAAGTTACCAGGAGTTAATTTTAATACATTATCACATGTAATGAAGGTATACCAAGGTTTGACCGTAACAGATGAACTAAAGACAGAGGGAGTGATCTCTGACTTTAGAACCATCTGGGAAGGTAGTTTCCTTGGTAGGAAATTTGTGAAGATGTATCATTTGGGTGTAGAACGTGTTTGTGCCGTTTTACGTGAATATTCTACTGTTGAATGTGTTCAGTGGATTAAGGGGATTTATGATCCTGAGATTGAAGTTGCCAAAATTGAGGCTATGAACCTTGAGTTGGCATATGGATTCCCTGATAGATTTTACCATTTTGTTCCTAGATATGCGTTAGCATGTAAAGAAGCTTATGGTAAATATCCTCGTTACACTGATTATGAAACAGCACGTAGTGTTGTCTTGAATATTACTTCTTATCAGTATTGTTTTGATGATTTTGAAACTGATGTGTGTCCTTCAGACATAGATTTTGCGAATGTTTTGAACGTTTGTTTGAGCAATAGTAGAATCCAAAAAACATTACTATTTGGAGAAGGTTTTGAGCTTATACCTAGTCAATCCTTAGGAGAGTTATTCCTTAAAGAGACAAATAATGAGCCGATTCTTGAGATGGTTGATGCTCCTCTCAAGAATAATGTTTGCATTTCTAAACCTCAAACTAAGCCGTTAAGTGATTCGGTCGGAGTTGAAGTATCAACCCCTCTTTCTGTTGAGGAAACAGAGTCGAAAACCCCTGCCAACAAGGTGTTTCCGAGTAAGAAAGTTGGAGGATCTGATCAGAGTGGCTTTAAACCGCTCAAAGCAGATAAGATTGAAGAGACTCTTGAGTGTTTCGAAGAATTAGTACAAGTTGTTGAAGAAACAGCTAAATTCGTTGAAGCTCTTGAGAGTAAGAAAGGTGTTGGCCAAATGGATGGTTCAGAGGTTGCTAAAACCGATTTTGAACAAGGGACCGTTGTAGTTGGTCAATCTACCACTGATTATATTGAGTCAGCGCCTGTTGTGATGGGCACTACGTCTTTGACAAGTATGCCTTTTAATCTGTATCCAGAACATGATGCAGATATTAAGAGTTTCCTTGCCAGACCAATTTTGTTAAATAGTGGTCAATGGACAACAGCTCAAAGTTTGAATTATAATTTGTGTAATGGAACTATTTCTACATTATTAGCTTCAAATTCTATGCTTGCGCATAAAGTTGAAGGATTCAATTTGATTAAAGGTGATTTTATGATTAAAGTGCAGTTAAATGCATCACCATTTCACCAAGGTAAGTTGTTATTGCATTATTTACCCAATTATAGTAATTTTGTTTCTGCTAATCCTAGATTTGGTTCATTTAAGAACAAAATGTTGGTTCAGAAAATACAGCATCCACATGTTGAAATTGATTGTAGGAAGACATCTGTAGTGATGAGAATTCCTTATATTTCACCCACACCATGGTATGCTGTAAAAGAAGTTAGTTATGATTGGGGAACTTGGTTCCTTGATATATTCAGTGGTTTGAATATTGGTGCTGCTGCTCCCGTTGGACAAGATTATGTTGATTTTCTTGTTTATGGTTGGTTTGAAAATGTGGAACTTAATGCTCCTATTTATCCTCAAAGCAACAGTAAGGAAGTACGTAGACGTAGAGGAGGTGAAGAACAGGATGAGAATTCTGGTCCAATTGCAACTGCTTTGCGTAAGACTAGCAAAGTGGCTAATGTATTGAGTGAGATACCATTGCTTAGCAGTGTAGCGCAACCGGTTTCATGGGTCGCGAACATCCTGTCTAATGCTGCTGGTGTTTTGGGGTGGTCAAAACCCCGAGAATTGCGCGATATGAGTGTAATCACCGACCAGTTAATGAGATATCATGGAACATGTGATGGTCCAGATTTGTCATTTCCTGGTGGTGTGTCGTGTTTAAATCGATTAGAGATAATCGATTATGGCAGCTTTACATCAGAAGATGAGATGTCTTTAGCCTTTTTGTATTCAATACCATATTATTGTGGTGAAATAACTTGGTCTGCTGGTGCAGGACAAGGAACTTCATTGTACAGTAATAAAGTTGGTCCCCTCAGTTTATTAAATGGGGGTGGTCTTATTACTGGTACTGATACAGTATCTACGCATACAACTACTTATGAGTTGCATGCGCCTTTTTCATACTTGTCACGTATGCATATGTTATGGCGTGGTAGTATGATATTGACAATGAAAATTGTCAAAACCCAGATGCATTCTGGGCGTTTACAAGTGACATGGTCACCTTGTAATACTCCGGATTCTGCACCTGGGATTACCAATAGTAGTTTTAGTTTAAGAACTATTATTGATGTTAGAACTGAAGATACAATAAGTATTGAATTACCATACTTGTTGTACACAGATTATGCACCTACGGTGTCTATTACGCCAGCGTTACCTTATTCTGGCCAATTGGACATTGTAGTGTTAAATGACCTTAGGGGTCCTGAGAGTGTTGCACAATCTGTTCAAATTCAATATTTCTTTTCTGTGGGAAATGATTTTGAATTAGCAGTTCCTGGACAAATGATGAGCTCAATGGCACCATATTGTCCACAAATGAATGGAAAGGAAATTCTTGTTGATTCTGTTGAACAAGGTATGTCTTTTCCAAAGACTGTTGTAGGTGGAGCACCAATTAAAACTGATGGCTTGTTTAATGCCAAAAGATGTATTGGTGAGAAAATTTTATCCATTAAATCCTATCTATTAAGAAATAGTGTGATTAATAGTTCTTCCTCCAACAATTTGAATAAAGCTACTAATAATATGTTGATAGATCCGTATTTTTTGGGAACATCAATTATGAACTCCTCAACAGGAGCAATAATTAGTAGCAATTTATTAGGTGATCATTTGAGTCTTTTTGGACCAATGTATTCGTATATGCGAGGTGGTTTACGCTATACAATGAATGCTAATGAAGCTGGACATCTTCCAATTACATTATATATTTCAGTTGTACCTGGCCACGGGTTCTTTGCGACTCAACCTACTAATATTTCGACTGGTGTGTATACAAACATGTTAACTAATTTATCGGTGACAAGTTCTGCTGGCACTTATCCATTGGTGACGTGTAATATTGATCCTAGTCATAAAGGACTGATATACCAACATGTGCCGTATTATGGTAGATTACCATTTACTTTGACTACGGTGTATAATGGTGTAGATACACCCACAAATGATCCATCACGACCATTGAGTATGTTGAACTGGCAAACGGAAGAGAATCCTTCCTGGTTCACATTGATGAGATCAGTTAGTGATGACTTCCAGTTAATGTTTTTTACTGGTTGTCCTCCATTAGCAACTGCATTTACTTAAATGCTGTTGCGCAAATATTATTGATGTATAAAAGCAAGCTGTGTGGCAGTGAGTTGAATATAAAGGAAAAAGGTTTAGACACCATTTGTATGTTTGAATCATTTGATTTGAGTAGACAATCAATGATATCAATAGCGGTCCCAATGTTTGGGAGACACTCTATTATTTAAATTTTTTAGAATAGATGGTTAATTGCCTACCGCGAGGTAAAAGATGACATGGTAGTTGTATGGAATGACATACAGCCCCCCTGGC